CCTCACTGATGCTGTGGACACGGGAACCCGGCCTGTGACGGTTTGGGATTATGCCACTAGGACATTGACAATCCCCGGCCTGGAGTGCGGCAATCTTCTTGTGTATAGCAAAACACTCAATACAGGCCTGCAAACCCTGGTTGTAACAGGCAACCTGTCTTGTGCGGACGTGACGTTGGGACAGGCTGGTTTCGCGCGTAGTGGCGTCTTGACGCTCGGCTCCGGGCTGGTGCATCGCATCACGGGGGACACGGCCAAGGCGGGTACGGGGACCGCCAACGCCTTCAACCCACAGGGCCGCGTCATTCTTGGTGGGGTATTTACTGGAACCGATTTCACAGTTACACCAACTAAGGAAGGTGTAATTGACTGTGAAGGAGTTGGTAGGGTAACAGCAGTAACTTCAACAGGAAATAGACTTGTGGTGCGTAGAGCAGTGGATTCAAGTGATGAACCTGTACGTTCGTGGAATGGAGATGGTTGTACAAATGTACGTTTTCTTGGACAAAAAGTAATTGGTAAAGAACTAATTGCCTAACTTGAAAGGAACTAGAAATGACAGATAAGAATAAGGAGATTAAAACCACAGCGATTAAGTGCGCTCACGCCGTAGCGATCACACCTTTTCGTTGTGGTTAGTTGGAATGTACATGAGTGTACATGAGCTCGTAAGAGCAGAGAGATTAGCTGGCTTGGATGCAAGATTGGTAGAAGTGGGCAATGATTGTGAGTCTAATTTGGTAAACAAATCCAGAGAGGAAATTATGCCCGCGATGAAACATACTTTGGGGGCTGCTGCTCCACCAGCCGTAGAAGTAGCTTTGAATTATCTTAAATCAAAGAATTATTTCAAAGCAGATAGGGTTGCGGCTGGAACTGAAGATAGAGGACTTAAAGTTGAGAGCATTGATTGGGCAAGGGATGAAGCGGATATCCTTGTTGGCCACAGTGGTTTTCCACCAACTATTTCTCAGTTAGATAAACCTTATATTATGTGTATGCATGGGAGACCACGCAGTAGTTTCTTGCTTGAAATGCATGGTGAATACCCCATTTATACTGGATACATGAATCTGGCACAACAGCAACGAATTAGAAAGTTTGTTACATTTTGGAAAGAACATATTCCCAATGAATCTTTTATGGTACCTAAAGATAAAATTGCTTATGTTCCCACATGTGTTGATCTGGATATGTACAATCCAGAAGGAGAAAAAGCTCCACTGATAAATCCAGGTAGAATTTAACATCTTGATTGCTGATGTGTGGCGTGACGATATTGATCCTTATGATATATTGCACGCATGTCATTATTTTTGTAAGAAGCATCCTGGTGCTAGATTTCATATGTTTGGATGTAAACCAACTAATCAACTAGGAGCTTGGCGTGTTTTGATTGGTAAGGCAAGAGCAGAAGGGACAATTGGAACTCATGTTGGAATGATTGCAGATATGCCAAAGGTTTATAGAGCAGCAGATATGATGGTTACACCACACAGAATTGCTACACGAACAGTTCGTGAATCACTAGCTAGTGGGCTTCCTTTGGTAGCTGCTGATGGTAATCCATACACACCATACCATGCTCCTGTCTGGGATTATGATGCATTTATAAAAGAAATGGAAAGATGCCATAAAGATATTCAGCTTAATAAAGATAAAGTTAAGATAAGAATGCGAGATTTAGCAAAGAAACATTTTAGCATGATGGATACTGGTGTTGTAATGAAGAAATTAGTAGAGGATACAATCAAAGAATGGAAAGAAGTAGGAAGGGATGAAACAATTGCGTTCGGTCAACTTGGACTGGATTCCAAGGAAGAAGAAGTAGAAGCAGTTGTTATATGAGGAGAATTTTATGGATAAATTAATAGCTGGTGTTGGTGGGCGTAAGTTTGTAATTACAGTAATTGGTGTAGTTGCACTGGCTAGTATGGTTTTTACAGAACAAGATATAGAAATAGTAAAGTGGTTTGGTGGTTTTGTTGCAGCGTTGATAGCTTCATATAACGTGGCCAACGCTATGGCTAAAAAAGGTAAATAAGGAGAGAAATCTATGCCCCTAACTACATATTCATTGACAACCTTAAGTGATGCTAATCAATATTTAGGATTCACAACTGGTGACGATGGGGCTAGGGATTCGTTCATTATAAATCTAATCAATAGGTCTAGTTCAACCATAGAGAACTATTGTGAGCGTAAATTCTTATCGCGGAAGTACAGACTAGAGCGCTACGATGGTGATGGGGAAAAATATTTATTCCTTGAACAACGACCTATCCGTGGTATTAATACAATTAGTCTTGGCACAAAAGTAGCCTTGACTGTTGAATGTGATGCTACAGATGCTGTTCACGCTAGTATAGATATTACTTCTGATAGAGTTACAATCAATCAGATTGGTGGTACTCCTACGGGAAGTAGTGATGTATTGTTTTCTACGTACTTAACTGTTAGTGCAGTAGCAGCAAAGATAGCTGGATATGCGGGCTGGGATGTAGATGTGACTACAGGTGAAGGATCACATCTATCCAGCGATTTATTGGATGTTTATGGAGTTTATTGCTTGGATCAAACTGTGGATTTAGAACTTCCAAATGTACCAATTAATGATTTTACTGTTTACAAAGAAGGTGGAAAACAATTAGGAATTGTGTATAGAAATGTTGGTTGGAATGAAGGATCACTAAATGTTATTATTACTTACACAGCTGGATATGCAACTACTCCTTACGATGTACAGCAAGCTTGTTTACAGATGGTTGCAACTACATATAATCAAAGTAAGAGAGACTTGGGATTGAAGAGTGAAACGCTTGGTGATTATGAATATACTATAGCAAATGGAAGCACATCCCAGAATCCATTATTTGCTGGTGGTGTGACTGATTTACTTAGCCCGTGGAAAAAGATGTGGTGCGTGTAATATGTCACTAACCTCACTTTGTGACAAAACCATAATTATCCAGGAAATGACAGCCGGAAGTGCGGATGGCATGGGGGGAACTTCTGGTGCTTCGTGGGCAAATTGGGTCACGGGAGTAAAAGCAAGAATCCAGCCCATAAGTGGTGATGAACAATTGCTCTATTCACAAGTTCAGCAACGAGTTACACATCACATATATTTGGAGCCCATAGTTTCTAGTGATGTAACGATTGAGAATAGAATACTTTATGGAACACGAAAATTCAATGTTAAATTAGTAAGAGATATTGATGAACAAGATAGATTGATAACAATTGATTGTGAGGAGGATACGAGTTCATAATGCCAATTGCCGGTAAAATCCAAATAAAATGGCACGGAGAGGATGTAATTAAAGATTTCAATGCCAAGATGACGCGGGTTGTCAAATCTGCTGGTGAAGCTGTAAAAGCAGAAGCTATTCGTTCTATTCGGGATGATCCTAAGACTGGTAGATGGTACACGGGGCGAAGTGGTAGATATTATCAAGCTTCTGCTGCTAGTGAATCTCCTGCTATTGATACTGGCTCATTGATGCGTAGTATCAGTGTATTAATGGAAAAAGACAAGGATTCCGTAACAGCTTATATTGGAACTATGGATGCATCTAAGCATGATCCTCAATATAAAAAAGAAGTATCTTGGTTATTGGAAAGAGGAACACATAAAAGGAAACCACGTCCATTTATGCTTCCAGCACTAGAGAAGATCAGACAGAAAATGAATGAAATTCTTGAAGGAGTGGCAAAAACATGAAGGATATTTTAGTAGGGATTAGAAATACTTTTCTTAGTGATGCTACTTTGAGTGGAGCAGTTACTGGAATGTATTTTGACCAAGCTCCTGGTGGTAAGGATATGCCTTATATTACCTATCATCTTATTGGGAATGTTCCAATGTGGGATTTTGGGCCAGTTACTTATGAACAGCCTATAATCCAATTCAGCATATTCTCTGATAGATTAACTTCAGCTAGTCAAGTTTGCCAGATTTATAGCGATTTGGTTTTATTATACGATGATGTAACTATGACAGTGGATGATTTTACACAGGTGATGTTTCAACGTGGTTTTTCTCGATTAACTAAATTGGGTGATGAGGAAGTTTGGCTATACTCAGTAGACTATTCGAGCATTTTTGTCGAAAGTTAAAAGAAGGGGATTTAAGATATGGCTGACAAAGAAGTAAATATTGCAGGAATAATGGAGCTTTTGGAAGTTTTTCGTGGTACTAATGAAAAAGATCACGAAAGAATTATTAAATTACTTGAGAAGCAAAATGGACGTATTAAGAAAAATGAAAATTGGAAATTTCTGATAACGGGGATCGCACTCGGCGCTGGGCTTGTTAGTGGCGTTGGAGGTAGTGCTCTGTTCAGATTCTTGATCTAGACAAAGAAGGAGAATAAAAAATGGCATCGTACCACGGACGCGGGGGCGCAGTAACATGGACAACCCTCACTTGGTTAGACACAAATGTACACAGTTGGACAGTAGATTTAGCAGGAGATGCTGAAGAGACTACAGCTTTTGGTATCTCTGCACCGTATCCAAGAAGTTATATTCCTGGATTGACTGGTTGGAGTGGTTCGTATGAATGTCGTGCAGACAGCACAACGTATCCAACCGCTAGTGATATGAATGGCACCTATCAGATTAATTTGGATACAGGGTACATTCACTATAAAGGTTCGGCTATTGTTACAGGCATAGGAACAGGTGTTCCAGTTGATGGTGTTCCTACACTTACAGTTAATTTCCAAGGTACAGGCGCTATCACTGTCTCGGATGCGTAATTGAGAGATTATTCAAGGAGGTGAATTAAAAAATGGCAACGTTTCATGGAAGAGGCAAATATGAAAGAACGCCTAAGATTCTAGCTAAGCAATCTGCTTCCCATACTGGATATAAACCTTCATTGGAGACAATTGCCAAGATTCGTGCTTCTATGCTAGGCAAGAATAAAGGTAAGAAAAAGCCTCCACGCACACCAAAACACCGCGCTAATCATGCTGCTACACTCAGAGGTAAAAAACATACACCTGAACATATAGCTGCTGAGACAGAAGCACGTAATAGACCTGAAGTTAGAGCTGCGAATTCTGCTGCTCAGAAGATAGCACAGAATCGGCCTGAAGTTAAAGCCGCAAAATCTGCTTCTATGGTTGGTTCTAAAAATCCTGCTTGGCGTGGTGGTGTATCTAAAGATGGGTATGCTTGGACTTTTAATGATGAATTGAAAGAAGAAACACGACGTAGAGATAATTATAAGTGTCAATTATGTGGTAGTCCACAGATAGAATCTAAGGAAAGATTATCTATTCACCACATTGATTATGATAAAAA